CGCACCTAGTAACCGAAAAGATTAAGCGTAGCAAAGTTGTACAAGTCCTAGTTGATGGGCTGCATGACGTTGCCGTTTATTGGGGGTTGAAGGAAGCACAAGACTTAGCAGGTCTAAAGATCAAGAACGTACCGTCTACGATTAATCGTGACTACGAATACCCCGGTCAGTTTAAACCCTTTGCACACCAGAAAGAAACAGCAGCATTCCTAACTCTACGTAAGAGAGCATTTTGTTTTAACGAGCAAGGTACAGGTAAGACAGCAGCTGTTATATGGGCAGCTGATTACTTAATGAAGCTTGGTCTTATCCGTCGTGTACTTATCATTGCACCGCTATCTATCTTAAAGTCTGCATGGCAACAAGACTTGTTTCGTTTTGCTGTACACCGTAGCTGCGAGATAGCCTATGGTAAGCGTGAAGTACGTAAAGAAATTATTAGAGGTGAAGCTGAGTTTGTAATCATTAACTTTGATGGTCTTGATATTGTTAAAGAGGATATCTTAGAAGATGGTAGGTTTGATCTGATCGTAGCTGACGAAGCCTCTGCTTATAAGAACATGCAGACTAACCGTTGGAAAGCATTGAAGTCTATAGTAACACCTGATACATGGCTATGGATGTTGACAGGTACACCGGCTGCTCAGTCACCAGTAGATGCGTATGGTCTAGCTAAGTTAGTTAATCCTGATGGTGTACCTAAGTTCTTTGGTCAGTTCCGTGACAAAGTAATGGAGAAGGTAGGTCAGTTCAGATGGGTTCCACGTCCTAATGCTGAAGTGATTGTACATAATGCACTACAACCTGCTATTCGTTTTGAGAAGGCGCAGTGCTTAGACTTACCAGATGTTACTTATGTTGAACGTGAAGCACCACTTACTCCGCAGCAGAAGATGTACTACAAGACTCTAAAAGACTTGATGGTTATGGATGCAGCAGGTGAAGAGGTTACAGCTATCAACGCAGCGGTAAAGATCAATAAGCTGTTACAAATTTCAGGCGGTGCAGTTTACTCAGATACTAAAGAAGTTATTGAGTTTGATGTTAGCAATAGACTAAATGCTGTACAAGAAGTTATCGAAGAGTCAAGTCATAAGGTGTTAGTGTTTGTACCTTTTTCTCATACGATTCAATTACTTAAAGAACATTTAGCTAAGGCAAGTATCAAGGCTGAGATCATTAGTGGTCAAGTTCCTGTGAACCAACGTAACGATATTATTAAACGCTTCCAAGAACAGCAAGACCCTAAAGTGTTAATCATTCAACCACAAGCTGCATCACATGGCTTGACACTAACCGCAGCTGATACAATAATATGGTACGCACCTGTCACCTCAGTAGAAACATACCTGCAAGCTAATGCTCGTATTAACAGACCGGGGCAAAAGAATGCAATGACTATCGTGCATATTAAGGGTAGTGAAGTAGAGACAAGGATGTACAGTATGTTACGTAACAACATTAAAAATCATAATCGAATCATTGAACTCTATAAACAAGAATTATCGGAAAAGTAGATTGCATTGTAAGAAAATAGTGTAATATAGAAGTTCCAATAAGCCTGAGAATTAGGATGTTGTATTTGTTTACGGCATAGCAAAAGCGATGGGAATCCTTTCCCTAGTTCTCAGACCTATTAGACTAGCCCAGCCGGAGGTGGCGCAAATAACACCGGCAGTGGGAGCTAAGCAATTCCTTTCTGTCTTTGGCATTACCCCGCTTAGTGATCCCACACTTATACTAAAAAGGAGCTTATATGGAAGATGAAGATATACCCGCCGAGAAATTGGCAAAGATTTATATTAAGATTCGTGATGCTAAATCAGAGTTAGTGAAGAAGCATGACGCAGAAGTAGCCGAGTTAGACGCACAGATGGATATGTTATCTAAAAAGATGCTAGACATTTGTAAAGAAAACGGAGCCGATACAATCAGAACTAAAGCAGGTACTATCATGCGTAGTGTATCCACAAAATACATGACCAATGATTGGGATAGTCTGTATACGTTCATCAAAGAACATGATGCGATTGGTTTACTAGCTAAGGCTATACACCAGACCAACATGAAGCAGTTTTTAGAAGAGAACCCTGATGTTTTTCCACCCGGCATGTTAGTTGACAGCCAATATAAAATCGTTGTGAGGAGAAGTAAATAATGAGCGAAGTCTCTATTTTTAAGAATCGTGCCGTCACAGTAGGCGGTAAGAAAGCCCCTAGTGCCTTAACCCAGTCTTTGATGAAGGCTAGTTCAGGTAGTCGTATCCCACGTATTTCACCACGTAATGGTATGTTCAAGCGTATCGTTAATGGCGAAGACGTAGGTAAGTTAAAGAGTCCGTTGCGTGTAGTTATTGTAGGTGTAGCACCTGCGACAGCACAGCGTACTTTCTATGCTAAGACATGGGATCCAAACGCAGAAGCAGCACCACCAGATTGCTGGACTAACGATGGTCAAAAGCCTGACGCTAGCATCAAAGCACCACAAGGTAAGAACTGCGAAACCTGCCCACAGAACGTAAAAGGTTCCGGTCAAGGTGATACTAAGGCTTGCCGTTTCAAACGTCGTATTGCTGTGATCTTGCCAGAAGAAGTTGATGGTAATAACAGCGGTCAGATATATCAGTTTGAAGCAGCATCTAAGTCTATCTTTGGTAAGGGCGCAAACCACGTTCATCCATTGAATGCTTATATCGACTACATCATTGCTAATGGTGAAGATATTGATGGTGTTATTACTGAAATCTCTTTCAATGAGAACAATGATAACCAGAGCGTTCTGTTCCGTGCAGTTGATTTTGTAGCTAGCTATCCTGAGTTAGTTGAAGTTGTAGCTAAAGCAGTTGAATCTCCCGAAGCACAAAAGACAGTGTTGCTGACTGCCGGTGCTATTGACAAGGGTGAGACTGAAGTTCCTAAAGCTATCGCAGCACCAGAGGTAGCCGATGAACCAGATGAGCCAGTAGCTGCACCTACTAAGCGAGTAAGCAAGAAAGCTGAAGTAAGTGAAGCACCAAAAGCTAACCTAGCAGATGTGGTTAGTGCTTGGAGCGACGACTAATCTCTGTCCCGCACGTAGCGGCTTGGGGGGCTTGCCCCCCTTTTTTACCCCTATAAAAATATGGCTAACTTTGACTTACTAGACACAGTACTTCCTACTGAAGGATGGTACGCAGTTGTGGGTATTAAGGACAAGTCAGTACTACAAGAATTAGTTCAAACTCGTGAAGAAGTAGATGCATTAGTAGCTAAGTTTCTAGCAGCACAACGTAACGTATATTTTGGGTGCGCCAAGTACGAGACGGGCGAGAACCGGAAGAAAGACAATGCTAAGTACTTCAAATCGTTCTGGATGGACATTGACTGTGGTGCGGATAAGGCAGTACCAGACCCCACAACTGGAAAGATAGATGGTTACGTAGATCAAGCTACAGGTTTAGCTGAGCTACAAAGATTTTGTAAGACCTTAGGATTGCCAAGACCAACGATGGTTAACTCAGGACGTGGTATACACGCATACTGGGTGTTGGACGAAGTTATATCGAGAGAAGAATGGGAGCCTGTGTCTAACCGGATACATGCACTGTGCGACATACATGACTTGTTGGCAGACCCATCGTGCTTTGAGGCTGCACGTATCCTGCGTATCCCTGACACGTTAAACTTTAAAGATTCACCCCCCTCTAATGTAGAGGCACTTTCTTTGGGTAAGACCACAAGTCTTGCTCAGATGCGCGAGATCCTAGGTGTGGTGGATGAGCCTAAAAAGCTTTTCACCCCTCGCCCATTACGTCAGCGTAGTGCTTTGACCATGTCCCTTATGGGTAACCGTGTGTCGAAGTTTAAGACAATCATGATTAAGTCAGCACAAGGTCAGGGTTGTCAGCAGTTAGTGCATTGCTATCAGAACCAAGATTCCATTAGTTACAATCTATGGCGCTCGGCTATGTCGATAGCGGCTTTCTGCGAAGAAGGAGTCAATGCTGCTCACAAGATGTCTGAGAACTATCCGGGGTATGACCCTGAGGAAGTGGAGACTAAAGTCCATGACCTACAGCGTAACGGCGGTCCTCATTTCTGTGAGACGTTTGAGAAGGAAAACCCTAGCGGTTGCGAAGGCTGTATACACAAAGGCAAGATCAAGACACCTATAGTATTAGGTAAAGAGATTGCACGTGATGAGCCAACGGAAGAAGGTTATGT